CTCAGGCTACAGTCCTTCAAGATACAGCGTACGGTCCGACAGGTGCAGACTACACCGGGTCATTGGTGGTTTCGGCCCCAAGCGCAGCAGACATTGCCGCAGCAATCCTGGCGCAAGCTCAGGTGACGCCGATACATGCGGATATGCGCAAGACTATGGGCACTGCCCTCAAGGGCGACGGGACAGAAACCGACAAGTTCCGTTCAACTCTGGTGCCGTAATGTGGTCATCGCAGTCGTTTAGTTGGCATTCGTGGTCGACGATCTCGTGGGCCTTTGGGGATGATTCTGGTGTTCCCCCAGAGGATTTACGACCAGAGTATGGTGGTAGGGCATCGCGTGCTAGTCAGGCGAAACTACAACTACACAAAGTTGTAGATGCAAAGTCATATTTAGCAAGCATAAAAGTCAAGTCACAAGTTAGTACTATTACTGCTCGTGGTACGACGGTTTCCGAGATCATCACAGTTTCTGCTCTGGCGACGGCACTCTCACAAAGATGCAAAACCAAAACAAAAGCGATTTCTACCAAAGCTGGCAGTTCATGTCATATCGCTGCACTGGCGTTCAGAAGCAGAAATCGGAATATTTCTGCAAAAGGGGCGTCAAAAGCACGCATGTCTTCGCAAGATGCAGTTTTTCGCAGTCGATCGATGGATACCGCTGCCTTTAGCAAAACGACATTGAACGGGTGCGTTGCCATATCGAGTAGTAGCGCAGTCTTTGCAACAGGACAAAAATTAAGTACAGTTGCGAAAAAAACTGTACTAGCGGCTTTACTTTGACTATTTGTTGGTGTAGAGTACAACTATGCGTATTACTCTTAATGCCGAAGAAGCCAAGCTGCTGAAGCAGATTGGTAGTAACTATCCAGAAGTCTTGAGCTTGCTGGATAAGTTGCGTTCTGACGAATTGGAGGCAATGTCGCAATCTTCTGATGAATTTTTTCGGGTGTATAAAGGGCGCACCCAAATCCTGACTGAACTCCGGCAGGCATTTCGTCCTTGATCCCTTAGCGAGAAAGCAAGGAAATTATGAGTCTTCCTGAACAACTCAAACAGCAAATTGCAGCCGCAGACGATCTGGCGAAAACGATCAACGCTCCAGTTGATCAAACGCCGGAAGAACCTGTCGTTGACGATAGTGTTGAACAAACTCCCGAAGGCACTCGTGAGCCAGAAGTTCAACCTGCTACTGAGACTGAACCTGTTCAAAAAAATGATGCTCCGAACGTAGACGACGAAAACTCGGAAACGTACGCACAACGCTGGCGCTCATTGCAAGGTGTCTACAACGCTACAAAGCGTCAATCAGACGAATTGCAATCTCGCATCAGCAGTATGGAACAACTCATTGCACAAATGCAAAACGCAAAACTGCAAGAGAAGGTTCCTACTCCGTCAAAACACATCACTGAAAAAGACGTGAGTGATTACGGTGAAGACATGGTTGAGTTCGCTCGCCGTGTTTCCCGAGAAGAAATCGCTCCGTTGGCGCAAGCCGTTCAGATGCTGATGAGCCGAATTGACCAAGTGCAAACAGTTGTCCCTGTTGTCAAGAATGTGGCCGAGAGTCAAGCAAAATCCGCCCATGAGGCATTTTATGAACGCTTGACCGCCCGCATCCCCGATTGGCGTTCGGTGAATGAAAATACCAAGTTCCACAACTGGCTGCTTGATGTTGACCCGCTGTCTGGCTTGCAACGCCAGACGCTGTTGACGGATGCCCACAACAACTTGGATTTGAATCGTGTAGCAAACATTTTTGACATGGGTAAAGAAGCTCTAGGACTCGCAACTCCTGTTCAATCACAGGCTTCTCCGACGAAAAAGGTGAACAGCGAAACGGTTGTCAAACTGGAAAAGCAAATTGCCCCAGGGCGTTCGTCAGTAAGTCAGGTTTCTCCAACACAGAAGTCTGAAAAACAATGGACGCGCAAAGACATTGCTGACTTTTTTGCAGCTAAATTGCATGGACGCTATAAAGGTCGTGAAGCTGAGGCGCAAGCTATTGAACGGGATATTTTCCAAGCGCAACGTGACGGACGAGTTCTGTTTAACGCTGCGTAACCTGTTCTAACCTAAGAGGTATCAAAAATGGCTTTTCCTGTAGCTGCCGGTGCCGCCGCCTATAGCGGCAACTTCATTCCTGAACTGTGGTCTGCAAAACTCATTCAGAATTTCTACGACGCTTCCGTTCTTACTGCAATCAGTAACACGGATTACGAGGGCGAAATCAAGCGTCATGGTGATACGGTCAATATCCGTACTACGCCTGACATCACGATTCGTCCTTACACCAAGGGCATGACGCTGACTGTCGAACGTCCTGACAAGCCGAAACTTCAATTGGTGATCGACAAAGCCAACTTCTTCAACTGCATCGAAGACGACGTTGACAAGGTTCAGAGCGACATTGATCTGCTCGGCACATGGTCGCGTGACGCTTCTGAAAAGATGAAGCTGGCCGTCGATGCTGACGTTCTGACAGGCATGCTGCCGGATGTGTCTGCGCTGAACCGTGGTGCCACCGCTGGTCGTATCTCTGGCAACATCAATCTCGGCGTTGCAGGTACTCCGCGCGTTATCGCCAAGGCTGACGTGCTGGATGCAATCGTTGACGTAGGTACGGTTCTGGACGAAGCCAACTGCCCCGATTCGGATCGCTTCATGGTTATCCCCGCTTGGATGGCAGGCATGATCAAGAAATCCGATTTGAAGGATGCTTCTATCTCCGGTGACAGTACATCGATTATGCGTAACGGTCGCTTGGGCATGATTGATCGCTTCACTTTGTACACGTCCCACAACCTGAACAACGTGCTGGATGGTGGTAATCGCTGCTTCAGTGTTGTTGCTGGTAACAAGATGGGGCTGACGTTTGCTGCGCAAATGGTTGAAACCAAGAGCCTCGAAGCTGAGTCCACCTTCGGTACGATCATCCGTGGCTTGCAAGTCTACGGCTACAAGGTTGTGAAACCCGAAGCTCTGGCTGTTGGCTATTTCCGTCAGTAATCACTAGGAGAAACTCATTATGGCTAATTACACCGTTGCCCAACTCAAAGCGGTTGGCATTCAACCCGCAGGTTCCAGTGCTGTTGCTACTCCTGGCCAAGTCATGCTCGAATATGAGTTTGATGGTGCCAAGCGTTCTACGGCTGCCGCCGACACTGTGGATTTGTTTGAAATCCCGGCGTATGCTGGTTTTGTTGTTCGCTCGGCTGCTGTGACTGTGGTTACTGCTGGTACGGCCACCTGTACCATTTCTGTGACTCTCGGCGCTGCTGCTGCTGCGGGTACTGCTGTGACGGGTCTGAGTGGTGCATCTGCATGGGCCGCTGACGCCGCCGCTGGTACGAAGTTGATCAAGTTGGCTACTGCTGCCAATTCGGTCATTTCTACCACGACTTCAAACTTCGTCAAACTGCAATTCGGTACAGCCGGTGCTGGCACTGGTAAATATCGCGTTCGCGTGTTTGGTGAATTCCTTGAAGCAACGCGTGCGTAATGGTTGAGTAAACCAGTAAGAGGGGCCACGTGCCCCTCTTTTCACTTTTGGAGATTCAAATGGCTGATCGAATGCTTATGCACAAACCAAGCGGTATCTTGTACATCTGGCAAGAAGCATTTGCAGAGCGCGACGACTTTGAGGAAGTGTTCAATGTCGAGGCGAAAGAAATTACCACTGAGCCGCAATTCAGCGTTAAAATCAAAAAACGAAAAATTGAGACAGTAGACGATTCCCTGATAGCTGCCCAATCCTCACGAGGCTTGCCATGACATTCTCAGTTTCCGATGTGGTTGTAGAAGCGAGAGAATTGGTTCTTGATACGCTTGCGCCATATCGCTACTCAACTGAGTTTATTGTCCGTCGGGTCAATCAAGTTATCAAACGAGCGTGCATCTTACGGCCCGATCTTTTTACCAGTCACACGTCACTTACGTGCGTTGATGGCATCTTGCAGAGTTGCCCCGCCGATTCTGTTCGCATCATTGATGTGGTGACAAATTCTACAGGTTACGCAGTCAAAGAAGT